ACAAGTTTTATCACACCTTGTAAATTGGAAAAGGTAAAGCAATGGTCGACGATTTATAAAAATATTCAAGACCCTGATGATAGCATTGTAGATCCCTTGACAAGTTGTGTGGTTGTGAAACCTTGTTTTATTCCAATCGATACACAAGGAACTATGACTCAGGTTTGTGATTTGTACATGCTTTGTACTTATTTGTGGTCCAAGCCAGAAAATCCGTTTACTCGTCAGCCTCTATCCATTGAGAATGTTTTGGAATTCAATAAAAAAGAAGAAATTATCGAAGCCAATAAAAATATTGTACGAGAATTAAAACAAGCAATAGAAAAAGCAAAATTATAATAGAGCTCCATCGCAGTTTGTATTATAAGAAAGTATTGGAATTTGACTGAATTGATTATTTCTCAAGAGAATTTTCATATTTTGAACAAGTGAAACCCACCCTGAGGACGATGGATAACAATTTAAGAAAGCCCACGTCATGGCTCCACAAAAACGATTATTGATGTAAGCATCAGCACTTGTTTGATTATCAGCGCATCCACTTATTAGTATGACTTTACCGTTCGGTTGAGGTTTATTATTATTTATTTGAATCGAGTTGTTTTGAATAGCATATTGTAAATCCAATACACTTCCACTAAAACATGAATCAAATAGACCTAGCACAAAAACATTTGGTTTTACATGAGCAACTAAAATATCGTGGAGTTCATCATCAGTTATTACTTGCAAATCAATCGGTACGATACACTCATCTCGTCCATCTTTTTCATCGTTATTGGTATCTCGAGTGTAAGTTCCATGACCAGAATAATGTAAAATAATAGAGTCTCCGGATTGTGAAATTGAAAAGATTCTTATTAATTCATTCAAAATATTTTCACGAGTTGGTTTTGTAACAGTATCATCTGTTATAAAACTGCACTGTAGGTCAGGAAATTTATTTTTGAAATAATTGGATGAATTTGTGATATCATTTATACATCCTCTTAATTCATTGGGAGTTCCAACATAATTTATTCCAATACCTAAATAATATTTGACTGGTGTTCGTGATAGTTGTGGTTGTGTTGGAGGTCTTGGCGTTGGTTTTCTTTGCAGAATCGTTCTAGTTAATCTAGGCATTTCCTATATACTCTCAATACTTTATTTTTGAAATTGCATTCAACACAATCATCCAAACTATATCCCGACACCACATTGAATAATTATGTTCTTGGTAAAAATATTCTTGTACTTGAGATATATCAGGTCTTGTTTCTGGATCACTGATCATTGTTGTAATGATTGGTTCATGTTGAATTAAAAGTGTTGAAAGACTTAATCGTAACTTTTGTATTTCTTGAATTCGTTCCATGTTTGTTTTAAAAATTTGTTGCATTTCAAAAAATAATATACCCAAACTATATATATCCGTTTCAGTTCCATACGGTTTACCTTCATATTGCTCTGGCGATGCATAAAGCATTGTTCCCGCAAAAGTTGTATTGAACGAAGAGATCTTTTTCAATGGGCCTTCAGCCAGAGTTTTCGCTAAACCAAAATCGGTTATTTTTATATTATTTTGTTGATAGATTAAAATATTGTCGGGCTTCAAATCACGGTGTATAATACCTTTTGAATGTAAATAGGCAACTCCCGTAATGATTTGATTTCGAAAATCTACAATTTTGGATCGATCAGAGCCTTGCAAATAAAAAGTTAAATTCGATTCACAATATTCCATACGAATACACATGTAATATTGATTTCCATTAACACGAATCACTTCATTTTCATCCTCTTGGTCAGAATCTTCTTCTTCAATTAAATTACATTCACTAATTCTCATCGCTTCTAACCAAGAATGAAAATATCGGACAATATTGGGATGATTTAAATTCGCCAAAACTCGAACTTCCTTTAATGTATTATTTGCACATTCTTGTGTAAGTAATATCTTTTTAACAGCATAAGTGACATCATCTAGTTCGTTATGATATTTGTATACTTTGCCAAATGCACCTTTTCCAATGAGGTCGAGAGGTGTCGGATGAGATAAGACAACATCTTTTGTATACTGGACAATTGCTGATTCCATTCTGATGATAAATCGAATTAAAACACCTTGTTTCAATTTTTGATTGTATTAAACAAAAATTGATTTTGCATTATCGATTAGAAAACAAATCAAAAAACATGAATCAACTCTTTTTCTACTTTGGTGTAATGGCAACCGTTGCTACCCTCAATGTAAACCAATTTATGGGAACTTGGTATCAAGTTTACAGCGATCCCTTTGTACGCTCTACTTTTGAACAAAATGGTAGATGTGTAACCGCAGAATATCAAGTCGTCGGAAACAATAACATTAGTGTTCATAATTCACAACTAGATGCTTCTGGAAATCTACAGGAAATTTATGGATACGCATTTGTCAAGGATTCTAGTAAGCCTGGACAACTCACTGTAAATCTAAATGGACACGATGCACCTTATTGGGTTTACGAACTTGGTCCTGTTTTTGACGGGGTATATGATTATGCCATTGTTTCCGATCCTACCAAAACAAGTTTGTTTGTACTGGCGCGAAATGTTGAACAATTCAATGAAAAGTATGATACACAAGTTTTGGATAATCTTCGCACGCTAAAGTTTACTGGATTGCGAAATCGACCCATCAAGACGGACCAAACTAATTGTAATTCTTTGCAGGATATTTAGATCGACAATCTACTTTAAATTTTTATTGATGAATAAAATTATTTTAAAGTTGAGGAAAATCCCACAATTAATTTATTTACGCGCTGCATCTCAATGGGGTCGATACGAATTTGAGTTCTAAACGGACAATCCAAAGCAATAATAACTACAATGCATAGCGAAATCAATACTGATAAACAAAAGCAAAAAAGCATGTGTGTCCATTTGTTGAGCCCAAAGAAAAAAGTGAAAAATATCAAAAAGGCACTAATGAAAAAAATCAGAATATAAATAACAAAAGGAATATTATTAAGCGAAGCGGCGATTCTTTTTCGTCTTGCATCTAATAATTGAGTAAATTTTCGTTGTATGTTATTCACTAAGATATTATCTTGTAAACTTTTTGGTTTACAATCCGTAATAATTTTTTGAATATTAATTAAATAATTCCATCCGGAAGTAGGTTTCATACTTTTACGCATTAATGGCCACTCAACATCAATTACATTTTTTGAATATTGTACCAACAATGTTCTTAATCTTGGCGAATCGAGCAAACCGGTATTGGGAGCCATTTGAAATAAATCACCTACATAATCTGCTTCTTGTGTTGCAACATTATCAGCTTTATCTTGATATTGCCAAACAGCAACGATAACAGAACCAACTATAACTGCAAATATAATACCAAGAACCACGCTAAATCCAGAGATTACATCATTAAATTCTTCACGAGCTTTTGGAGGCCAAACCTTTTCCATAATTAAGATTCCGCAAACGATATAGACAATAAAGCATGCGAGGAAAAATAAAACGAGTTGGAAAAAACTCATCTTGTCGGTGAAATTAAAAAATTGGGGATACATTTGTTTTTTATTGTGTTGGAAAATTTTTTTTTATCGATTCTTCATCAAATCAACAACGCGTTGCATTTCAACCGGATCAATACGAAGTTGGGTACGGAAAGGACAATCTAAAGCAATAATAACTACAATACACAATGCAATAGGTATAGATAAACAAATCAATAATATTGCCTGAGTCCATGGATTAATACCCAAGAAAAAGTTGAAAAAGATGATAAAGGCACAAATGAAAAATAACAAGATATAAATTACAAAAGGGATATTATTGAGCGAAGCGGCGATTCTTTTACGACGAGCATCCAAGAGATTTGAAAAAACACTTTGTATCCGGTTTAATAAAATTTTATCCTTCAAATCTAGAGGCCTGTAATTAGTAATAATATTTTGCATCTCAATCAAGTAATTCCAACCCGATGTAGGTTTTATCGATTTACGCATTAATGGCCATTCTACAGTAATTACATTGTTCGCATATTCATACAATAAATGTCGAATTCGTGGTGCATCATAATTAAGATCTGGTACCATAACATATATATCACCAACATTGTTAGCTTCCCGGGTAGCTTGATAATCTGCATCATTTTGATACTTCCAAGCAGTGACAATTATAGAACCAACAATAACTGAAAAAATTAAAGGTAAAACTGCACTAAATCCATTCGTAACCAAATTAAATTTTGCTCGATCTTTATAGGACCAAATACCGTTAATGGTAAAAATACCAATTATAATATATATTAAAAAACACGCGATAAAAAATAGACTTAATTGGAAGAAATTCATTCTGTCGGTAAAATTAAAAAATTGGGGATACATTTTCGTTTTTTATTGTAAGAAATTAATTTTTTAGAGTCTTGTGTTGTTGAATCATCCATTGTACCATGCGATAGATACCTTCTTTAAAATCAATTTGGGGAGAAAATTCAAATTCCCTTTTAAACTTTTCATTATTGCAAAAAGTTATATCGACATCCATAGTTGATGATGGTTTATACTTAATTTGAGCCTTGAGTCCCAAAAATTCCTCCAAATATTCGACAAGCTGTTGTATCGACACTGGAGAACCATATCCAATATTGTAAATACCGCTGATGGGTTTCTTGTGATGAATCATTTTAACTAAAGATTGAACTACATCATCCACAAAAGTATAATCTCTTTTTTGCATTCCATTTCCATTGATTTCTACAGGCATTCCTCTCAGTATAGCATCACAAAATTTGAATGGGGCCATGTCGGGACGACCACGAGGTCCATATACTGAAAAAAATCGAACACCAACACAATCCATCGATGTTGTTTTGGCCAAAATGTCTGTAATTTTTTCACAAGTGTGTTTGCTTAGCGCATAAGGACTCTCAACATTTTCAATTACATCCGTTTCTTCAAATGCTTTATCAGAAGACCGATTACCATAAACGCTACTTGAAGAAGCATATATAAATCTTTGTACACCATGAGTCATACATTGTTTCATCAAGTAGGTATGGCCGAAAACATTGGTATGAATATATTTTTCAGGAATTTCCAAACTTTTACGCACACCTGCAAGGCCTGCTAAATGTATAACAACTTGTGGAGTGTGAATTTTGATAATGTTGCTCATGCATATATCTTCTTGGACAAAAATAAAATTGTCATAGTTTTGTAAAATTTCCAAATTGTATTCCTTACGCACATGATCATCATCAATCGCTAGAATATCAATACCAATTATTTCATTCTTGGGATCCTTAAGAAGAAACTCACAAAGATGTCCTCCAATAAAACCACAACACCCAGTAACTAGAATTTTCATTTGATTCAAGATTGAATTAAATTTATTAAATCAGTTTTTAAGTTCCTCAGACAAGTCTTTAATTTTTTTTGTAATCAATTGCAACGATTTTTTCAAAATTTCGATGCAGGTAAAAGATCCATTGCTTTCCATGTAAAAATCAAAATATTGCTGGGAAGGGTTAAATTGAAATGTAGCAATGGAAACAGGTGACCACTTTGCGTGATCTTTACCTATGCCTAGCCTTGCAGTTGCCTTGAATTTTAAACTTTGATCTTTTTCCAATTTTACAATGGCAACAGTACTTAATTTTTTGTCAAGCTTGTAGGTAACGGGATGAATAAAGTCAATATTCCATTTTTTATCAAGTATAATGTCGGCAGATGTTACAAATACTTGTGCAGGATCATCCTGTTTTAGACCCATTTGTTCTGCTTTTTGAGTGTATGAAACATCACATTCAAAGCGAACGCTACATCTTGGACATTCATCGGGACAATTACAATATTTTGCCTCGACAAAATTTTCGTGTATACTTAATTGTTTACTCGTCGAACATATTGGTATCAATCCGAGACGATGTGCCAAATATTCTTCTTGTTGAAAAGTAGAATTATTTTCAAAAGTGACAATATCGATTGCCAGTGTCGGAACTTCAGAGATTACAACCCTTCGAATTGCGTTGGCAACAGAGCTATCAACATTTTTGAGAATAAAATGAATATAATCATTTTTATTTTCAATGATTTGGATTTTTGCCATTTTGTTTTTGATTGTTTCAAAAATAAAATGTTATTCAATTTTCATTTCAGGTAAATCCCAAATGTTTTCATTACCTAAAATCACTCATTTTCACCATCATTTGTAAGCTGGCTTTCTAATCGCTGTATCAACATTGGATGAAATTCATACAAAGTCAACAATGGCTCGAGCATCTTTTTTAATTCATATTTACTCGTAATTTGAAAAGTATATAACATCCCTTTCATGACATTAAATATATGTACATGATTAACTTTTGTAAATGATAGCAAACAGTTCAAAATATCTTGATAAACCCATTCTTCTACACAATCATTTTTGGAATAAGTTTTAAAATCAATCATGACACGATATTTTGTTTCCAAAAAATCAATCGTCGATGAAATGCCAAATTTGTATCCATCCGAAAAAAATCGCTTGTCGGCTTCCAAATCGTGTTGGAAACCTATTTTTTCTAACTCTTCTTTAATCGTTAAATTTCCAATGAGGGAAGATTTTTGTTGAAAGCGGAATCGTTTAAATCCATTGGATGAAAATTCAGTCTTGAAAAACTTTATATATTCATCCAAATTTTGCTTTATTTTATCAAATTCATCATTAATATCACAAGGATGATTATAATAAAAGCGTATATTGTGTATATGTGTTTCAACATATTCAAGAAAGAAGATACATGCATTCCACACATTCATTACACTATAATTCTCCTCTTGAACAAATTTGATCACATGATCATAGAGTCCTTCTCTAAATGTAGTATGCAAGATAAACATTGGTTTTTTAAACTCATTGTAGCCAAGGCGAATCATTGTATTGAACCAATAATTAGGATCTTTTATTACAAATCGATGTAAATAAGAATCTTTCACATGACACAACAAATTCTCATCATCGGTATAATGAATATTACCTAGCTTTGACATTACAATAAATGGTTCAAAAATCGACAGCAATAATCGTGGTTTAATCTTTTTTAAAAAAACTAATTTAGCAATTCCATGCAACACAATTAATCGATCTTCAGCCGCAAAGTTTAATTTAATCGCTTGGCCAATCCTATGTTTCACAATCGTTGGTTTCTTCATTATTTGTTTAGACTTGTCATCCTGATGAACAAATATAATATTCTTGATCGGCGTCATCAACATTTGCTTTCTTATATTACATCGATGAATTACAGGTGCATCATGGTTCAAACCTAGCGTTATTGCCTTGATAACAGGATCTTTAATTTCATCCATTTTCCACGAAAAATAGGCCAAGTTTCTCAATTCATGGTAAGCTTGAAAAAAGTAAAAAGAAGGATAAGTTCGTGTCATGCCAATAAACAAATACTTGGTGGATCGCGTAAGCGCAACATTTAATAATGATTGGGACAATAATTCTTCCATTTTATGAAAGTGTCGCTCCTCTGGAATCGCTCCTCCTGAAAAACCAAGAAAGAAAACCACAGGGTGACCTTTACCCTTGTCACCATGAATACTAAGCATCATTAACTTGTTTTTACCTTCTTGCCAGTTAATCGGCTGATGTTCATTAAAAAAAGTTTTGGTTTTGGAAACCATACATTCATCTCTAATGTTGTGCTTGGCAAATAAAGTTTGCAAATTTTGAAAGACAAGTTGGTGATTGCTTCGCTTCATAATAATAACAATATCTTTAAATTGAACTTTTGGATCTTCCTTTCGCAGCGTTTGAATCATTTTAAAAATTGTGCTCGCAGTTTCAAAAGAACCTGCATGTGATGATATAGACTCGTGTGTAAAAAATAGCGGTTTCATGGTTTCCAAATCAAAATAATGATTCATGTCTGGAATTCCGTACTGACTTCTAAAAGTCTTTGTAATACAATTGACGACATCCAAATGACTTTTGGGACATCGAAAACAAGTATTGAGTCGAAAGGAAGTATGTGGTAATTCATCAATCATTACTAAAGGATGCTGATTTTCAGATAAAGCTTGCGGAAATATCGTTTGTAATATATCTCCCATCACAACAAGCTTGGTCTGAGTGCTAGAATTTTTAAAATATTCGAGCAAAATTTTGGCTCGTACGGAAGAAATGTCTTGAAACTCGTCTACCAAAATCATGTTTGTTTTTTTGCCATCCTTGAGAAAAAAATGGGGATGCTTGTTTTTTTTCAAATGTTCTAAAAGCTTCTCCGCTTTTTTATCAAAATCAGTTGAAAATAACTCTGGATCATCGTGTTCTTGTAATTGTCGATGAATAAAAGCATCATAATTAGCAACTTCAATGGTATGATTTCTCCATTTGCCCATGTAATGATTACTAATGCCTTGTTTATCAATCGAAATGTCAAGACTTTTATTTAATCTTTGCGTAATCTCATCCGTGACGGATCCAACCAGAGTAAGAAAGAGACATGTACAATCTCTTTTTGAATTCATCATGAATTGAATACCACATTTAATCATAGTGTCGGTCTTTCTACTTCCTGCGCAACCACTTACTTTGCGTATTTTAGATCGATCGTTTACGATTTTTTCTTGTTCCGATGAAATAAACTCCATCATAGTTTTTATTAAATAGATTTTTTTTCTTAAATTTACATAACCGGTGTAATGGCTATTTCCATCTGCTGTTTCAAAAAATTATGAAAAAAATTCTATTTTCACGACAATAATAAAATGAATCCAATTTTATTATCTTTTGCCATTATTTTGGCAATATTATGTATCATTATTATTGTTCTACTTTTTATCCGACCAAAGCCATTATTTTTCAACTATGATGTACACGCTAGATGTCGGACTTTTACTCATGACAAGAACTGTGTAAGTGAAAATTCATCCAAATCATATGGGAAAATCTCAAGTCCAATCAAAAGTTTAGATGGAACTTTATTAATACTTAATAACAGTTATAACGGTATTGTATCAGAGACTTATTCCATGGTTGTTGGAAAAAATAATCAACAAATTGGTTCGATATCTTGGATTTCCAAATACGACCAACCAGAAGTTTCATATATTACAAAAATCAAACACTTGAAAACAACTGTATTATCAGCTGGTGGAATTTTTGCAAACTATCGAAATGGAAATGTTAATGTTGATTATAGTAAGAATCCTAGAACTATAAAAATCACTGCCAACTAGCACGCCATCATACCACGCAATCCAGGCAATTTTAGTGTGGTTGATCCTCCGCATTGTCTCTGGGTTAGAAAATTATGAATTGTTTTGGTATTTGCAAAAATTGCTTGTCTCTCCTTGAAAATCTTTTTCCACCTTCGTTGCACGAGTCTCAAATAAAAAGTTTTAAAAATACAAGAATAATATAATGATTTTCCTTCATATTGAAAGTCCATTTTCATAATTTCAAGACGAGGCCAATTTACATACGAAGTCGAATATTTTACTAGATATTTTGTAATTTTTTTACCCGAATTTTTATAAAAAGTTGGTAATGAAATTGTATTTTCCATTAGTAGCTTTTGCTGCGGACAAATAAAACCGATGCCAAGATGATATGTTCCATTATGTTGTTCGTCAATAATTGTTGAATCCATTTTTGTGTATAAATACTGTCCAGGAAATTTAAATTTTTTGAAGCATCAATTTTCAAAAAATTGATTTTAAGCCTAATTTGTATATTTGCAGTCATCATATGGAAGAAATTATAAAAAACTTGATTGTCCAAGTAGGTGAAGATATTACCCGAGAAGGTTTAAAAGACACGCCGCAAAGATGCAAAGACTCGTTGCAATTTCTTACGCAAGGATATCAGCAGAGTCTTGAAGAAATTGTTGGAAATGGTTTGTTTGATAATTCTGGCGGGTCGTGCAAAATTGTTGTTGATGATATACAACTATTTTCTTTGTGTGAGCATCATTTATTGCCCTTTTTTGGTAAAGTAAAAGTTATATATCAACCTAACGAAAAATTACTAGGATTAAGCAAGTTTGCAAAAATTGTGCAAATGTTTGCACGACGACTGCAAGTTCAAGAACGCCTTACCAAAGAAATTGCAGAGGCGATTCAAAAGGTAACAGGTGCGCACGGAGTTGGTGTTGTCATTGAAGCATCGCATATGTGTATGATGATGCGTGGAATACAACAAAATTGCAAGACGACGACAACCTTTTGTTTAGGTGGGATTTCAGAGAATGATTTTTAAATATTTTTTTTTTGTTTAAACAAATGTCTGAACAAGATCTCAAATTTATTAAAAATCTTTTTGCAAGCCTAGACTATGATAGAATGTACAAATGTTTGGATATAATATCAAGCATAATTAAAAATGGAGAAGCGTATAAAAAAATTGAAGAATTTTATTCTCCGATACATGATATTGCTCAATTTTTTATAAACCCTCAAATTGATAAAAAACTTGGAATTCTCCCTATAGTGATTTTAGGGCCTCGCACTCTTAGAAGAATTTCAACCAAATTTTCAATTCCATTATTAAAAAAGGATGAAATCGAATTATGGAAAATTTTAGATGGTGTGATTCAAGATACAATAAAACAAACAGAATTTCGAATACTAGATGCTATGCGAAAGAATGGAGCAACCATATTAACTATTTACGACGACGGCGCCGCCAAAGCAATTATCACTCATCCCTATGAATTCCGTGATATTGTTTTGTCTAATTTTATAAAATTTGTGATCAATAAAAAAAAACAAATTGGCGATAAAGTATTTTTATGCTTTGATTCAAATTCTGAATGTAAAATATTAAATGATTTTAATTACAAAGTATATTGTGACGAAATATGTGATGACAATTATTATATTTATTTTAACTCCTATGAATTATATCATGAATACTTGTTGTATGCAATGTCAGACTGTAAAGCTACTCCTGCCCAACTATCAATTTATTCTAGTAATGGTATTGATCTTTTACAACCTAATGAAGACAATAATTTTGAAGATAGATTGACAATGCATTTTTTACTCCAATTACCAAGCTTTGTTGTGAATTATGAGCAATTAATTAAAATTGATCAAGATCGTATAAAAAAACAACGAGCTAAAAAAAAGCAGCATCAACAAACCATGCAACATTTACAATCTGCCGGATTTAACTTTGGTAAAACGAAAAAAAAACAATCCCATAATCCAAAAGGTGACTTGCTTGAATTTTCTGATGCTCAAACTCAACAAGATCAACAAACAAAACAAACGCAAGCTTACATTTTAAAAAAAATTCGACAACAAAATCAACGATTATTAGTCGATAAACTACAAGATCTATAAATTTTTAAACAGGAACACCTTTGTTGGCTAATGCATCTGCTCTCTCGTTTCCTGGTTCCCCGTTATGCGCTTTTACCCACGCAAACTCTGTTTTTGGAGATGCTGCTACTAAAGCATCTAATCGTTGCCACAAATCCTTGTTGAGAACTTCTACTTTACGACTATTTTTCCATCCTTTTGCCTTCCAGCCTTGGAGCCATTCTGTTACGCCTTTATATACATAAGTTGAATCTGTCATTATCTTTTTCGGCTGAGTTGCAAGTTTTTCCATCGCAATAATCACAGCCATTAGTTCCATTCGATTGTTGGTAGTTTGAGTTTCGCCGCCGTAAAATTCGTGTGGATTGCCTTCCAAATCTTTCCAAAAGATACCCCAACCACCTTTACCAGGATTTCCTTTGCAAGCGCCGTCAGTATAAATTGTAATCATTTTGTTTTATTTTGACCTGTTGCAAGAAATTAAAAAAAACGAATCAATTCGTAAAATAAATCTGAATGCACAATATGATCTAACAAATCGTCACCAAATTTGATTTTACAATATTTCATTTTTTGTAAATTGTATTTCCAGCATCCGTTATCTAATAATTTTGTGATTTTGTCTACTAAATGTGAATTTCGAAAGTAGCAAACAATATTTTTCATATTAATTCCATTTTTATCCAAAATATGCGGATTTGCCCCATGACCCAAAAGTAACTCTACAACTTCCAACTCTCCACGAAACACTGCGTGTCGTAAAGGTGTGATGTAATTCATATCAACTGGATTTACAACCGCTCCTTTGGACAATAAAAATTTACAAGCTTGGATATTTCCCTTCATGGCGGCACGATGTAAAGGAGTTGTCATGCGAGCATCTTTTTCATTTACATTACATCCATATTGAACTAAAATTGTCAAAAAGTCTGAAGGAATAGTAGGTTTTTTGTTAATTAAATAATGTAAACACGGAACATTATTTGGAAAGATCCCGTTTACCGATGCTCCATTTCCAAGTAAAAATTTTAACAATGACATATTCTCGTGTTGAATGGCATATCCGACAGGGCAATTTTGTATTTGATCAACAAATGCGTTTACCGAATTGGGATTTTTTTTTATAAAATCTGACAACAATGCTGTATTATTTGAAACTAGTGCAGAATAGAATAAATCAGATTTTTCAATAATAATTTTGCATGGTGTGGCTTGGACTACATTGTGATAAAAATGACAATCAAGCGCCGAGATATCCTCATCAAGGAGTGATCGTGTGCTTATACCGCCGATTGCGTCTTGATGATGACATTTTACAATATTACCATTAATCCAAAAAATTCTTGCCAAACGCCATCTATTTTCAATTTTGATTTCGACATAGTCATCAACTTTTATATCGAGTCTCCAATCTTTTAAAATCGTAAAAGCAGGCACAATACGATTTGATTTCCCTAATATAACTTCATTCCATTTATCAGACCATCCAATATAGTGGACTTCGTAAACATCTCCAGGAAAAACATGTTTGATACTTGCTTCTCTCCACACTCCTTCTAAATCCATTGCATCAACCTTGGTATTGATTTCAAACATTATTGTTTAAAATATGAGGGGATAATATTTTAGTCATTTTTTATTTTATTCTACCGTCACAACTTTGGCCAAATTTCTTGGAAAATCTGGATTTATTCCGGCTTGTATTGACAATAAATAGGCAATAATTTGCAAGGCTATCGAACTATATATAAATCCAAATGAGTGATTTGGGATTGTAATGGTTAAAAATTCATCACAACAAGCAATATTTTCTGTTGTTATTAATAGAATTTTGGCTCCTCGTGATTTGACTTCTTGAACATTATTCATCACCTTTTTAACATTTTCATCAGAATCATCCGATAGGATAAATATGACTAAATAATCCTTATCAAGTAAAGCAAATGGACCATGTTTTAATGCCGCGCTTGAATAAGCTTCTGCGCATTTATAAGAAATTTCTTTAATTTTGAGGGCGCCTTCTTTGGCAATAAAAAAGTCCTTTTTTCGGCCTAACAAGAACATTTTAGAATAATTTTCAATTTGGGGAATTATTTGATCAGCGCAATATTGAAAAGTGGTAGGTATAAAAGTTTTCAATGTATTGTCCATTGTAACCAAACTTTTTGATAGTTTCAAAATATTATCCGAGTTTGTATTTTGTAATTTTAAAAACCATAATAAAATTAATAATCCGCTTATAACTTGAGCAGTAAATGATTTGGTTGAGGCAACGCCTTTTTCTTTTCCAATATTGGTATAAACACCACCATCTGTCACAGAAGCCAAATAAGAATCCACAACATTGACGATACCCAAGCTTTTATATTTTTCCGAAAAATCGGCATGTATTTTAAGTAAATCACGCGTTTCTCCACTTTGTGAAATAAATATTCCACAGGTTTTTGATGAATCACATTTGGGTAAATACATTTCTTCAAAATCACAAGCATCAAATGCAATCACAGAATCAAAATTTCCATATTCTAAAAACAAATTTTGAAGTACCAAGGATGAGTGATAGGAAGTGCCGCAACCAAAAAGGTAGATATTCTTTACAAGACTTAATTTAGATTTAATACTATCTAAACCTCCTAGCTTAATTCCATTATTTAATCGTGATCCGTTTTTGGTAACTTTTTTTATGAGTTCAATTTGATCGTAAATTTCTTTTTCCGTAAAATGTTTATATTTTTCTAGTTTAGATTCTTCCATTGATTGGAATGATTTGCTGGATGAAAGAAATTCTTTGGTAAGATGATGGTTATCAAATTTACAAACGACTAATTCATTACTATCAAGACGAATATATTTGTTTATAAATGATGGAAACGCTTGTTTTTCGCTTGAAATAATTAAAGTTGTTTGATGTGAATCCGTTCCAATCAGCAATGGACTTCCTTTTCTAATACAAAAGAGTTTATCGGGATGATCCAAGCTTTGGAGGACGATTCCATAAGTGCCCTCTACTTTTTCGATAGCATTACAAATTGCATTTTTAATCTTATCTTCATCAATTGAATTGGTGTTTTTTAGGCTACTGTATTCATACACAATTAAATTGAGTAAAATTTCAGAATCAGTCTCACTTTTCATGTGTATATATTTAGAAGCTAAAAACTCCTTGATGGATAAATAATTTTCAATAATTCCATTATGAACCATGGAAAATTTATTCAAAATGGAATCAATATGTGGATGAGCATTCTCAACTGTTACTCCACCGTGAGTAGCCCATCGAGTGTGTCCCAAGAAATTTTTATAATTCAACATTTGATGATGAAACAACTCTCCTTCACAACCAATCTTTTTATCAATTAGAAACTTGGAATTTTCTGAATCTATTATCGAAATACCCATAGAATCATACCCTCTGTTTTGCAACTCTTTCAAACAAGATAATAAAATATTAAAATTCTGAAATTCGTTTGTCTCAAATAAAATACCGACAATACCACACATGAGTCTCTATATTAAGTAAATTATTTTTTTTAGCCTATAGTAAATTCATGATCTTTTATGCGATAAACCAATTTTGGTCCCATTATGGCTGGTATTTTATTTTTTTTGGAAGTATAATTAGTTTATTTATTTTATGGGTAATGAATCGATCACCAGGGACAACAGGAACAAGTTTCCAATCCATTATTGATAGAATTTTTTCACCCATTCTTCCAAGTGCAGTGCTTCCAACTACGCACACAAACAATAATCAAGAAACAACAAAGTCATCCAAGGGTGAAACAAAGTGCAGAGAATTTTTAGAATACTTGTTTGGTAAAAAATTTGATAATGTTCGTCCTGCCTTTATGGTCAATCCAATCACAAATCAATGTCTGGAATTAGATTGTTATAATGAAGAATTAAAATTAGCGGTTGAATATCAAGGAAAACAACATTATGAATACAATCGTATGATGCATCAAAATTCAAAACACGCCTTTCAAAATCAAAAATACCGCGATCATATAAAACGGGAAATATGCAAAGAACAGGGTATACAATTGATTGAGGTACCTTACACTGTGACGGTCGACAAAATACCTGAATTTTTATATGCAGAATTAAAAAAACTAGGGTATATAAATAGTGCGTTGGTACACCCAAACTCGCAAGATTTGTAAAAAATTTTTTTTGGTTAAAAAAAATGATTGCCTATTATTAAATCAGTTGATTTAGTAAAATGAAAAAACCTGTATTTCTTTTGAAAAATATCGATACAAGTGTCTTGGATGTAAAATATGATATTTTTAGCTTGGTAAAAGATGACTTGAAACAAAGTCACCAAAAAACAAAAATTAGTGATATAACAGACAAGGATGATGCCAACTTTTTTTCATTTTTGGATGAATCAAAAAAGGATCATCAGTGTGTATTTACAATGAAATCATATCTTAATCAAGAATTGCTTCCAGAGTCTACCAATTTACATTGTTTTTGGTGCCGTCATTCTTTTAGTTATCGGCCAATTGGATGTCCAATTGAATATGTTTCGCCTCGTGTTTCCAAGTCTTACCATTCAGAGATTACCAAAGACAAGTATATTTTACGAGAAAATCTTACTCCACAGCAATTAAAAGATATTGAGAAAACTGCTACCACGGATATTAATCAAAATGTTCAATATTCACTTATTGAGAATGATTTTTATTTGATGGATGGCATTTTTTGCTCATTTAATTGCTGTTTGGCCTATGTAAAGTTAAACCAGCATAATCCATTATACATTAATTGTGAATCCTTGTTGAACAAGATTTACTATGATGTATTTGGACAAAAAAGTCTCCCGCTTATCGAGGCACCCAGTTGGAGACTCTTGAAAAATTATGGTGGACATATTAGTATTGAAGATTATCGCAAGAATTTCTACAAGGTTGAATATTTTAATGTAGATAATGTAATTTATCCATTTCCAAAATCAAAATGTATTGGATTTTTGTTTGAAAAACAAATTAAATTATAATATAATAAATGGAGTATTTAGGACTTTTTTTTCCTAAATTTATCGTTTATGATATATTGTCTTTTATCCCAAAGTTTAATGTAAGTTCCACAACACTTGAAAATTACAAATTGTACAATAAATTTAAAAAGACGATAAAAAATTCCATGAATTTAAGTGATTGCGAGATTTCTGATATCATAAAAGATTTAGAGACATTTGATTTTAGTAGGCGAACTTGTTATAGTTTTGAAAATGACAATTTGCACTTGACAATGTTCCACGAAAAAAATTCAAATATAGATTATATTTTGATTTTTTATTAATTTTCTGGAGTTGGTTGTGTCAAACTTAAACATCCTGATGTTCACAAAGACAAATAATGTGTTTAAAGCCCGATTGAAGACACTTTTGCCGATAAGTATCAATATTATCATCATCCGTCCAATGTTCTTTTGCCAAGGTGTTGGAGTAAACATAATTTCCACATTGTGCGCAATGAATGGCTTGTAGGCTTGCACCTCCTTCGGCATTATGTATCCAATGCTCGTCGAGCGTATCCATCGGTTCTTGTCCTCCAAATCCAGTTGCACGGCTTTCAGCCGTCTTGAGAGTTGTCAACACATTTTGCATTTTGACGGCCCGATGTTTGGCAAATTTAAGGGAGCAAACATCCCAATATAGATATTCATCAATGTGGGAATGCAAGTCGTCGGCACCAGGCTTGAGTTTGTTGACAATGACCTGTGAAAGCATTATTTTTTGTCTGTGTTTGGAATTTTAATTTTAGTTATAATAATTAAAATTTGCTTTGAATATTTGCATTGGTGCTGAAGAAAAAAACAAAAAGTATCATTTTTTTATAAAAATATTCCATTTTATAAATGTCCT